TATATCCCGTTTGAGCTTCTGCTCTTCCATTACGCCAAATAAAAGTTTTCATTTCTTCTACTAAACGTTTTGATTGTATTGTAACACCTTTATCACCTATATAATGAAGCAATGTTAGTAATAGAAAATGCTAATATTGGGTGGGCTACAATACAAGTAGCTATTGATAGAGCATATCCTAATTTATATTATTCTCAAAAATCAGAGGGTAATGCTGAATCCTACTTTGACAAATATCAAGACCATTCAAAAATGGTAGCAGGTTTTACTATGTCATCTAGAACTAGGCCTATGGTAATAGGTAAATTTCAAGAATATATAGGTGATAAAGGTGTTACAATACAATCAAAACGTTTAGTAGAAGAAATGAAAACTTTTATTTGGCGTAATGGAAGAGCAGAAGCTCAAACGGGATATAACGATGACTTGGTAATGTCTTTTGGAATAGCCATGTATATTCGAGATACAGCTTTGAAATACAGACAAAGGGGTATAGATTTAACGAAACAAACATTAAGTAATATGACAGTTAATAGAACAGCATATTCGGGTGCATATTTTTCTCGAGGAGCTGATAATCCTTACCATGTAGACACAACTCGTGGTAAAGAAGATATTAGCTGGTTAATAAAGTAATATTTATAATAATAATTATATACAATGGCTGATAAAGGCATATTTTCAAGACTACAAAGATTATTTTCTACTGACGTAATAGTACGAAATGTAGGAGGTAATCAACTTAAAGTAACAGATAGTAGTAAAATTCAAGCTACAGGTGAATTAGAAACTAATTCATTAGTAGATAGATATAATAGAATATACTCTACTAATCCAACTTCATTGTATGGTCAACAGTTCAACATGAACTACCAATATCTTAGACCACAATTATATTCAGAATATGATACAATGGATCAAGATGCTATTATCGCTTCAGCCTTAGATATTATAGCGGATGAATCTACTTTAAAAAATGACATGGGTGAAGTACTTCAAATTAGAAGTGCAAATGAAGACATACAAAAAATATTATACAATCTATTTTATGACGTATTAAATATCGAATTTAATTTATGGTCATGGACTAGACAAATGTGTAAGTATGGTGATTTCTTTTTAAAATTAGAAATTGCAGAAAAATTTGGAGTTTATAATGTTATACCTTATACAGCATATCATATATCAAGAGAAGAAGGATATAATCCTGAAAATCCAGCTGATGTAAGATTTTTATATTCACCTGATGGTTTAGCTAACCCAAGTTCAGGAATGTATACTATGCCAAACCAACAAAAACAAAATGGTGGTATACATTTTGATAACTATGAAATGGCTCACTTTAGATTATTAGCTGATACTAATTATTTACCTTATGGTAGAGCATATTTAGAGCCTGCTCGTAAATTATTTAAACAATATACATTAATGGAAGATGCGATGTTAATTCATAGAATTGCTCGCGCACCTGAAAAACGTATACATTATATTAATGTTGGATCTATTCCACCAAACGAGGTAGATGCATTTATGCAGAAAACCATCACAAACATGAAACGTACTCCTTATATTGACCAAAAAACAGGTGAATATAATCTAAAGTATAACATGCAAAACATGATGGAAGATTTCTATATTCCAGTACGTGGTAATGATACATCAACTCGTATTGATACTACTAAAGGATTAGATTATGATGGTATTAGAGATGTAGAATATTTAAGAGAAAAATTATTTGCTGCTCTTAAAGTACCAAAAGCATTTATGGGATATGAAGAAGATATTGAAGGTAAAGCTACACTAGCCGCTGAAGATATTAGATTTGCTCGTACAGTTGAACGTATTCAACGTATTATGTTATCGGAATTAAACAAAATTGCTTTAGTACATCTATATACTCAAGGGTATACAGATGAAAGCTTAACTAATTTTGAAATTACATTAACTACCCCATCTATTATATTTGAACAAGAAAAAGTTGAATTATTAAAATCCAAAGCAGAATTATCTCAGGCGTTACTTGATCAAAAACTTGTACCTACTGACTGGATTTATGATAATATTTACAACTTAAGTGAAGATCAATATGATGAATATAGAGATTTAACTAGAGAAGATGCTAAGCGTAACTTTAGATTAAATCAAATTGAAGAAGAAGGTAATGATCCTATTGAAACTGGTAAATCATATGGTACACCCCATGATTTAGCTTCTTTATATGGTAAAGGAAGATCATATTCTGACCCGGGTAACGTTCCTGATGGTTATAATAAGGATTCTGAATTAGGACGTCCACAAGATTCTATTGTTAAAACTAATACCCAAGATGGTAATTTTGGAAAAGATCGTTTAGGTGTTAAACGTATGAAAGACACTGATAAAAATGATGCTAATAATAGCAAAACAGATACAAATCGTAATGCTTTAACTTTAGAGACGGCACAAAGTGTTTATCTACAAAATAAGGATATGTTTAAGAAAATACCTAAAAAGCGTTTAGTTTTTGAAGATGACCGAAATGGTGAGGCTTTATTAGACGAGAAACAATTAAAGGAGTAGTATCCTCCACATATTTATAAATAAATATATTTTTTGATGAAAATTAAACACTCAAAGTACAAAAATACAGGTATCCTGTTTGAGTTGTTAGTTAGACAAGCTACAGCAGACACCTTAAAAGGTACTGATTCCCCGGCCATTGATTTAATTAAAAAGTATTTCGTTAAAAGCGAATTAGGTCGTGAGTATAAACTATATGAGTCAGTTATAAAATCTAAAGTTTTAAATGAAGGTAGAGCTAATGTTGTTATTAGCACTATTTTAGAGACATCTCAAAAATTAAATCGTACATCTTTAAGAAAACAAAAATATAATTTAATTGCCGAAATTAAAAATCAATATGATTTAGATTCTTTCTTTGGTACTAAAATTAAAAA